AAAAGTCCCCCAGCTTCACAGCATACTATTCCACTCCCTCAATCACCATCCATAGAGGATGACCCCCTTGGTATTAAATCAGCATAGCCAAAAAAAATATATAAAAAAAATGCAGGACTTTAGGACTGAGGAGCAAAACGATGGATCAAGTTAGTAAGTATTTAATATTAATGGAGCGCAAAAGAAAGCGTTTAATTAGAACTATTTTAGGGGGTCACACTAAACGTTGTGCGTCACCCCCCACGAAAGTATTAAATACTAAAATGATTGCAAGCAAAAAGGATCTAAATTACGAAGAGTGTTTAGAACTTAAGATGACAAAGAACCAAGCAAACGTATTTATATTTATTGATGAGTATTGGAAAAAGTATGGATATGGCCCGACAGTTCGGGAGGTGATGGAGTACAGGAATAGTAGGAGTTTGGGGAGTACGCATGAAATAATAGAGCGGCTGATAAAGCTTGGCGTATTGAAGAAAATGAAGGGGATGGAGAGGAGTGTCAGGCCAGTGTATATAAACTTTAGGAAATTAGATGTCGCAGATTGAAGAGTTGTTGTCTAAGTTGCCTGTGAATGAGCAGGAGAAATTTTTAAAGCAGATGACGCAGTATAAGGAAGCGTTGACGAGGGAGAAGTGTCAGGCTAATTTTTTAGAGTATGTAAAATTTATGTGGCCTGGGTTTGTGCACGGAAGACACCACGCTGTGATGGCTAAGAAATTTGAGGAGGTTGTACATGGCAATCTTAAACGTCTTATTATCAATATGGCTCCTCGGCATACTAAGTCTGAGTTTGCAAGCTATCTTTTGCCGTCTTGGTTCTTGGGGAATTATCCTGATAAGAAAGTTATACAGTCTAGTAACACGGCGGACTTGGCGGTGGGGTTTGGTCGTAAGGTTAGGAATCTTGTTGATAGCGAGCAGTACGATTCTATATTCCCTGGCATAGCACTTGCGGCGGATAGTAAGGCCGCGGGTAAGTGGAATACCAATGCTCAGGGTGAATATATAGCGATTGGCGTGGGCGGTACGATGACGGGTAAGGGTGCGGACTTGATGATCATTGATGACCCTCACTCGGAACAGGAGGCGAGATTAGCCCAGGGTGATCCAACTGTTTTTGATTCCGTGTTTGAATGGTATACGTCTGGGCCAAGGCAGCGTTTACAACCAGGGGGAAGGATAGTAATTGTGATGACCCGTTGGTCGGATAAAGATTTGACGGGAAAGATATTAAGAAATGCGGCGGGGGAGGATTGGGAGGTAATTGAGTTACCTGCGATTATGCCGTCAGGTAATCCGCTATGGCCTGAGTTTTGGCCGCTCAAAGAATTGATGTCGGTCAAGGAAGAGATTGGTGTTTATAAATGGAACGCCCAGTATCAGCAGCAGCCGACTGGTGAAGAGGGTGCGATTATTAAGCGGGAGTCGTGGAAGAGATGGAAGAGTGAGATGCCGCCTCCTTGTGATTTTATTATTCAGAGTTGGGATACGGCGTTTACAAAATCTGAGCGGGCGGACTATTCTGCGTGTACGACTTGGGGTGTGTTTAGTTTAAATGAAGATCCGACCGATAAGCATATTATTCTCCTTGATGCGTATAGAGATAAATTGGAATTTCCTGCACTAAAGAAAGCGGCGCTAGAGGGATATAAAGAATGGCAACCTGATGCGTTTATTGTTGAGGCTAAAGCGGCTGGTGCGCCACTGGTGTTTGAATTAAGGTCTATGGGAATACCTGTATCGGAGTACACTCCTACTCGTGGCAATGATAAATTTGTACGTTTAAATAGCGTGGCTGATTTATTTAATTCAGGAAAAGTGTGGGCGCCTGATAAGAGATGGGCTGATGATTTGATTGAAGAGATGGCACGGTTTCCAAATGCGGAACATGATGACTATGTAGATAGCTCAAGTCAGGCGTTGATCAGGTTTAGGCAGGGTGGGTTCTTAAGACTTCCAAGCGATGAGGAAGATGAACCTAAATATTTCAGACGCAAGAAAGCGTATTACTAGGAGTGAATATGAAGCGTAGAAGTTTTTTACAGACAATTGGTGCGGGCGCAATCACACTGGCTGCGCCAGTTGTTTATTCTGAATGGAGCGGCCCTACTTGCGCAAGAAGTTTGACTGAATGGATGGAGTCAAAATTTTATTGTGTCATGGGTGAACCCACGGCATTTATGGACTTGCCAAGGCATGATGCAAATAAGTTTTTTACAGATGCTTCATTGAAGGCTTTAGATTCTGCTGGAGATGCGCAGGTAATTAGAATTTCATACGACACCTTGGCTTATGCGGTAGAAGGATATACAGCCAAAGAAGCCGAAGCAATGCTGGCAAAAAATTTCTATGAAGGTTTTAAAGAGCTAGATGAAAACGATAGAAAACAAATCGTATGGAGAGTTAAACCTCAATTTGCATCCGACTACGTTCGTGAATGGGGAGATACATATTTAACTTCTGAGCAATTGGAAGATAGATCTTATAGCGACATAAAAACAGATAATTTGGAAATACCAGAAGGTGTTCAATATGATTTCAACACTAACAGTTATAAGTATGTAAAAAAATCTTATTATCTTCACAAGATGAGAATGAGATTGGCTATGCCAGAAGTAAATTTTGAAAAAATAAACGCTTATAAATTAGAGGGCGAGCAGCCTACAAGGATTTAATATGTTAGATAAAGCATTGTATTCAAATGTACCTCAACTCAATACGGTTGAGCCTGATATAGAAATTGAAGTAGAAGATCCAGAAGATGTGAAGGTTGGCATTGGTGGAATTGAAATTGATCTAATGCCACACCATGAACTGTCGAATGACTTTGATGCAAACTTGGCTGAAGAGATGGATGAGGGTGAACTCCAATCTTTGGCGGGCAAGTTGATAGAAGAAGTGGATGAGGATGTCCATTCCCGCAAGGACTGGGCTGAAACATATGTCAAAGGTCTTGAAGTATTGGGGATGAAATATGAAGAAAGAACGGAACCTTGGAACGGCGCTTGTGGTGTATTTAGCACGGTGCTCACAGAAGCTGCCATTCGTTTCCAAGCAGAAACGATTACTGAAACGTTTCCTGCGGCTGGCCCAGTAAAGACGGAAATTATGGGGGCGATAGATCGCCTCAAGATGGAAGCGTCCATGCGGGTTCAAAACCACATGAACTATTATCTGGTAGAGAAGATGCCAGAGTATCGACCAGAGCATGAAAGGCTTTTGCTTAATCTAGGATTGATTGGATCTGCGTTTAAGAAAGTTTATCCAGACTTAAATTTGGGTAGACCTGTATCTATGTATGTAGGCGCAGAAGATTTGATCATGCCGTATGGGTCAAGTGGGGTGATGCACTGCGAGCGGGTCACTCATTTGATGAGAAAGACCAAAAACGAAATCCATAAACTACAAGTTGCTGGGTTTTACAGGGATATAGAGCTGGGTGAACCCATGCATATACCCACGGATATCGAAAAGAAGAAGGCGGATGAGTCTGGATACTCTATAACGGATGACGATAGATACCACTTGGCTGAAATTCATGTGGATTGTGTCATGCCAGGGGATGAGGATGAGGATGAAATACCAAAACCTTATGTGATTACGATAGAAAGAGGGTCAAGAAAGGTACTTTCTATCCGTAGAAACTGGGAAAAGGGCGATAAAAAGTTCCTTAAGCGTCAGCATTTCATCCAATATACCTACATTCCTGGGTTTGGAGCGTACGGATTTGGTTTAATTCACCTGATTGGTGGTTATGCCAGGGCTGGAACGATGATTATTCGCCAATTGGTGGACGCAGGATCACTTGCTAACTTACCTGGCGGTCTAAAAGCCAGAGGTTTGCGTGTAAAAGGGGACGATACACCAATTGCACCAGGGGAATTTAGGGATGTAGACGTTCCTGGCGGGTCAATCAAAGACAACATCATGACTTTGCCGTACAAAGAGCCAAGTCAAGTGTTGGCTTCGCTACTTGCTACGATTACTGACGAGGCAAGGAAGCTTGGATCAATTGCTGACATGAATATCAGCGATATGTCAGCCAATGCTCCAGTAGGAACTACGCTTGCTCTCTTAGAGAGACAGCTTAAGACCATGAGTGCGGTACAAGCCAGGGTTCATTACTCTATGAAGCAGGAATTCAAACTGCTCAAGCCAATGATCCGTGACTTTGCACCAGAAGATTATGAATATGATCCAGAGAAGGCGGATAAAAGCGCAAAGCAAAGCGATTATGATTTGGTTGAAGTCATACCCGTCAGTGATCCTAACAGTTCTACGATGGCGCAAAGGCTTATGCAGTACCAAGCTGCAATGCAGATGGCACAGCAAGCGCCCCAAATTTATAATCTTCCCAAGTTACATAGACAGATGTTAGATGTAATTGGAATACCGAACGCCGAGGACATTGTTCCAACTGAAGACGATCAAAAACCAAGAGATCCAATCTCAGAGAACATGGCTTTCTTAAAAGGAAAACCTACCAAAGCGTTTATGTATCAAGATCACGATGCGCATATTGCGGTTCACCAAGCGATGATGCAAGATCCTTTGCTTCAGGCGCAGGTTGGTCAAAGTCCTATGGGACAACAGATGCAGTCCGCAATCATGGCGCATATATCTGAACACTTGGCTTTCCAATATAGGAATAAGATTCAACAACAACTTGGTGCTATGTTGCCAGAGCCAGATGTTGATATGCCTAAAGAGTTGGAAGTGCAGATATCTCAGCTCACTGCACAAGCGGCGCAACAGGTTCTTGCACAAAGCAAAGGACAGGCGGCACAACAACAAGCAGCCCAACAAGCTCAAGATCCTTTGGTACAAATGCAACAGAAAGAATTGCAGATTGCACAAATGGATGCACAGACCAGAGCGCAAAAAGTCCAGGGTGATTTACAAATCAAACAGGCTGAGTTGCAGATTAAAGCACAACAAGCACAACAAAAAGCTGGGCCTAATCCTGCGATTGAAGAGCACGCAAAGATTGCTGAGACACAACAAAATCTTCAGACTGCGGCGCAACAACATGAGCAAAGCTTAACTCAGCAAGAGCAACAGCATCAACTTAACTTAAGGATGTTGCAGCAAAAACATGAGCAGAGTTTGGCTGAGCAACAACAGATGGCTCGCATGAGAGCGTCTCAAGAAATGCAGCGTATGCAAATTGCGGCAGATTCCGCCAAGCAGATGGATGAGATTCGTAAACGTCAAGCAGAGCAACAGGCTAAACAACCTAAGAAGCCTGAACCAAAGAAAGGTGAATGATGGAAGCAAAAATACTTGAACATCTATTGGTAAAGATCAAGCAGATTGAAGACCAATATGCAGTTGCATTGTCTGGCAAAAGTGCCAGGGACTATGCCGAGTATTCTGAAATGTGTGGTGTTTTCAAGGGCTTGTCCCTTTGCAAAGGCGAGATAGACACCATGATGAGACGTTTCAAGGAAGACGAAGACAACGAATAACGAAGTGAACCGATATGGCGGGGGCGTATCGGTAAGCTATTTTGTAGCCCCCTGCGGAGGAAAATTATGGACTTTAATGTTCAAGCCGTAGACTTGTCTGGCATTCTTAATAAGAAAGCGGAGGACAAAGCTACTCAACTTCCCGAACCTAAAACGTTTCATTTGCTGACGGTATTGCCTGAAGTGGATGAGAAGTTTGAAGGAGAAGGAGAGTTAGTTAAATCATCACAGACCATGCACTTTGAAGAGGTACTGACACCAGTATTATTCGTAGTGAAGATGGGGCCTGATGCATACAAAGATGCAACCAGATTCCCATCTGGGCCATCATGCAAAGTCGGTGACTTTGTTATTGTCCGTCCCAATACTGGTACACGGATCAAGATACACGGCAAAGAATTTCGCTTGATCAAAGACGATCAAGTTGAGGCTACCGTGCAAGACCCCCGTGGTATTCAAAGAGCAGCATAAGGAAAAACTATGTCAACAGAAAAAAGAACATTTCAATTTCCTGATGAGGTGGATAGCAAGGTCGAAGTGGAGGAGACTCCAGAACTTGAGATCATTGACGATACACCTGAACCAGATCGTGGTCGCAAGCCCGCAGACGAACCGCCCAAAGAATTTTCTGATGATGAGTTGGAAACATACAACGAATCAGTCAAGAAAAGAATTAAACATTTCACCAAGGGATATCACGATGAACGCCGTGCAAAAGAAGCGGCTTATCGTGAACGTGAGGAAGCTTTAAAGCTGGCTCAGTCCGTTGTTGAAGAAAACAAAAAGCTCAAAGGTTCATTGAATCAAGGGCAAACTGCTCTCTTAGAACAAGCCAAAAAGGTTGTGGACAATGAGATCCAAACTGCCAAAAATAAGTACAAAGCTGCTTATGAGACGGGGGATGCAGAGGCTTTGGCTGAGGCACAAAGTGAACTAACTGCCGTTACGATTAAGGCAGAAAGGTTACATAATTTTAAGCCTACCCCTTTACAAGAGGAAAAGAATGAGGTACAAACGCAGGTAACGCAACCAGCGCAGCTAGACCGAAAGGCGGAGGCCTGGAAAGATAAGAATCCTTGGTTCGGCTCAGATCGGCGCATGACCAGTTATGCGCTTGCCATACACGAGGAACTCACGCAAGATGAGCGCTTAAATCCATCGAGCGAAGAGTATTACCGAAGAATTGATTCCGAAATGCGTACTAGGTTTCCAGATGCTTTTGATAGCGATACTGAAGTGGATGCATCTCCTCCACCCAAGAAGTCGATAGTAGCACCTGCGTCTAGGAGTACAGCGTCTAAAAAAATCGTACTAACCCAGAGTCAGGTAAATATCGCCAAGCGGCTTGGTGTCTCATTAGAGGACTATGCCCGTCAGGTTGCTAAAGAAAGAAAAGGAGCTTAATCATGTCAGAACAAAATCGTAAACCAAGAGAAGTAGAAACTCGTGCAGCTTTCCAACGTCCAGATGCATGGAGGCCACCTGAGCAGTTACCAATGCCTGATCCACGACCAGGTTGGGAACACAGGTACATCCGCATCAGTATGGTTGGTCAAGCAGATCCTAAGAATATTTCTATGAGACTTCGTGAAGGTTATGAGCCTTGCAAGTCTGAAGATTATCCTGAGTTAATGATGCATGAAGTTCAAGATGGACGATTTAAAGGTGGCATTGAAGTCGGTGGATTATTGCTTTGCAGAATCCCTGCTGAGTTTGTTAAGCAAGCGCAGGAATACTACGCTAACCAAAACAAAGCTCAAATGGAATCTGTTGACAATACTTTCATGCGCAATAGTGATCCAAGGATGCCTCTGTTTAAAGACAGACGTTCCGAGGTGACATTCGGTAAAAGTTAATTTTTTGGAGATTTAAATGGCATATCCAACAATTCCCGCACCATACGGGTTTAAGCCAGTAAGTCTTATTGGTGGACAATTTTATGCAGCATCGACAAGACAATTGCCGATTCAGTATAACTTTGGAACCAATATTTACTTTGGCGATATGGTTGCAATTACCCGTGGCTATGTAACTCGTGTAACAATGACTACAGGCGCATCAGCAACAACTGGTGGAGCAGGTTACGGTCAAGTCGGTATCTTCGTGGGTTGTACATTCACAGATCCAGTATCTAAACAAAAACGTTTCAGTCAATATTGGCCCGCCAATACATTGGCTGGTGACGCATTTGCTTACGTTACTGATGATCCAGATGTCCTCTTTAAAGCAGTTGCTACCACAAGTACAACTAGCATTACAGTAGGTTCAATCTCTACACCTATGATTGGTTTGAACTTCTATGGTTCAGACTACTCAGGTTCTACAGCAGCGGTTGGTGGAAACATTAATACTGGCGATTCATATAACGGTATTGCCGTAACAAGCACACCATCATATGCAACAACCAGCACATTCCCATTCCGTTTGGTTGACCTAGTTCGTGATACAGCTACTGCTACAACTGCTACTTTAACAAGCGGCGGCGGCGGTACATCACTTGTTACCAGCGCATTACCAGTGGCTTTGCCTATTGGTACAGAAGTTGGTTACTTAGCAGCTAACGGTCAATACATTGGAACAGGTTCTTTTGTAGCTACCGCAGCAGCGGCTGGTGCAACTGCCGTTACTATTAACGCACAGGCAGCAACAGTTGTTTCTCCCGCAGGTACATCCTCTACAGGTATTACCATCCCAGCAAACAGTACATTAGTATTTACTCAGTACCCAGAAGGACTCTTTAAGATGAACTTTGGTTTGAATTCTTACTACAATGCTACTGGTACTCAAACCGCTTAATTAAGGAGCAATTAAATGGCTATTTCAAGAGCACAACTATTGAAGGAATTGCTTCCTGGATTAAACGCATTGTTTGGTTTAGAGTATGCAAGATACGGAGAAGAGCACAAAGAGATCTATGAAACAGAAACCTCTGAGCGTTCTTTTGAAGAGGAAACAAAACTGTCTGGTTTCTCAGCAGCACCAGTCAAAGCCGAGGGCACAGCCATCAGCTACGACAATGCGCAAGAGGCATGGACAACTCGCTATAACCATGAGACTATTGCTCTTGGATTCGCAATCACCGAAGAGGCGATTGAGGATAACTTGTACGACAGCTTGTCTGCTCGCTACACCAAGGGTCTTGCCCGTGCTATGGCATACACAAAGCAGGTAAAAGCTGCTGCTCCACTTAATAACGGATTTAACTCCGCTTATGTTGGTGGTGACGGTGTATCTTTGTTTAACTCTTCACACCCATTGGTTAACGGTGGAACAAACTCCAACGCACCATCTACACCTGCTGACCTGAACGAAACAGCGCTTGAAAACGCAGTTATTCAGATCGCAGCTTGGACAGATGAGCGTGGTCTTTTGATCGCCGCTAAGCCCAAGAAGTTGATTGTTCCACCTGCACTACAGTTCGTTGCAACTCGCTTGCTCGAAACTAAATTGCGTGTTGGTACAAACAACAACGACATTAACGCTATCGAGAACAATGGTTCTATCCCAGAAGGATACACAATCAATCACTTCTTGACAGCGCCTAATGCTTGGTTCTTGTTAACCGATGTACCTAACGGTATGAAACACTTCGAGCGTACACCCCTGCAAAATTCAATGGACGGAGATTTTGATACAGGGAACGTACGTTACAAATCAAGAGAGCGTTACTCTTTTGGTTGGTCAGATCCACTAGGAATCTACGGTACATATTGATCTTTTGATCAGTAAAAAAAGGGGGCTTCGGCTCCCTTTTTTGTTGACAATTTATTTATTTGATGTATTATCTATGCATCTGGGAATTCAACCTTGTTGCCACTGGCCCAGCAGACGATGCAACGATTAACAAGGTATCTTTTGCATAAGGAAACTTATAATGGCACGTTCCACCTTTGAAGGCCCAATCCTATCGGGCGATAACCGTTTTGGCGCACAACGTAACGTTGGCCCAGTTTTACTATCACAATCTTGCCTATTAGACTTTTCCAACACTACTGTTGGTACTGCTGGATACGGTGGAGCATCTGGTATATTTGTTACATCTAACACATTACCTAACTCACAAGCTACTATTTACACACCACAAGCTGGTGCATTTGTAAATACAGGCCCAACAGCGGCAACGGCTCCAACTGCTGATGCATCTGGTACAAACTATCGTGGCGCAGTATTCTTACTGCCTTACCAGTCTTACATCCAAAATATCTTTATTGATAACATTGTTCAGCCTACAGACGGTACTCACGCAGTAACATCTATTCAGCCATACATTGCAAACAACTTTGTAACAACTGGTGGAACATATGCTACTGTTGCAGCCATTACAGGTTCAAGCATTGGTCGTTCAACAGCAACATTTACTGCTGCTCAGTACGCTAATGCACAGTCTACATTGCAAGATGTACAGAACTTACAACCTGGTCAGCAACCTACATGGTTCTCACAAGTGGTTGTTAACTTGGCTATGACTGTATCAAGTTTGACTTCTGTTAATGCTGGTAAATTAAACATCATTATTCAGTATGTACAGAATGACCCATCAGTTAACGTTGGTAACGCAACTACCTACCCATACGGTAACTACGACTAATCAGTAGGGGCTACGGCCCCTTTCTTTGGCTTAATTAGGGGTTTATATGGGTTTGTCATTACGCAATTATTTCTTTTCTAAATCAGGCAATGTCAATAGTAATTCTATTGGTTTTGCAAATCAGGGTGTGCAAACTCCTACGATGGATTGGGAAGGTATTGATGGATCAGCGCAGTTCATTGCGCCCCAACGTTTGCGTGACGTTGTTGGTAAGTTAAAAATATCTCAATCTCAAAACATCTATGATGCTGACTTTGAATACGGCGTTCAACCACTGCGTTGGGAAAATGTTATTCAAAACGTATCAGGTCAAGCCTATATAGTTCAGAACCCTGGTCTTGGCGGCGTATCAATGAACATTGGTGGAGGTAATACTCCAGGCGATATTACGATTCGTCAAAGCCGTCCTTACCATAGATACCAGCCAGGTAAAACTTTTTACATGGCATCTAACGTTAACTTTGGTACTTCTGTAACTGGACAGTATCAGCGTGTAGGTATTTTTGATGATTCCAATGGCATATTCTTTATGCAGTATGGAACACCAACGCCAACCAATCCATATGCAATGAACGTAGTAGTTCGTTCTGACTCTGGTGGTTTACCAGTAGATACTGTTTTTTCAGCAGATACATGGAACGGCAACAAACAAATCCGTGATGCATTGGACTGGACTAAGGTTCAAATGATATGGATGGAATACGCATGGTACGGAGCTGGTGCTTTGCGTTGGGGTGTGGTTCTTAATGGCGAGCCTTATATCCTCCACCAAATTGGCGCAGGTAATGGCGCATATACAGGTAGTTCACAAACTACTCCTTGGAGCCGTACAGGTAACTTGCCAGTACGCTATGAGCAAAGAGATACAGGTAGTGCAGTAGCTTCATTAATGACTCACTATGGTGTGTCAGTATTGATTGAAGGATCAATTGATAAACAGCGTGGATTTACCTATTCATATGGTAATAATGCTAAGACTCAAAACCGTACAGTTCCCGCATCTTCTGTTCGTTATCCTGCAATGTCATTCAGGATGAGAGCAGTTGGATCTGATATTTTTGATCAGACCAATGCGGCTTGTACTGGTGGATCACCACAGACATTAACAATCAGTGCGGCAACTCCTGCCATATCTTCTGTAGTTGGTCAGCCCAATAGCGGACAAGCTTTGGTTACATTTGCATCTGCTCATGGCTATGCAGTGACTAACCCAGCCAATGCTAACAACCCAGCTCAGTATGTAACTCTTAGTTCATTTACTCAAGTTGCTACATCAACATCCACTAATTATTCAATCTCTAATGCGGCAGTAGCTTTGGCAAATTATTCTTTCCAAAGTAGCACTAGCGTAAGTGGTGCATCTGGTACTAATCAATTCTTAGTATCAAACGCAATAAGCGCATCTACAGGTCAGCCAAACTTGTTGGCGGTTGGACAAGTTGTTAATGGTACTGGTGTTGCTACAGGAACAACAATTTCTGCTGTAACTTACTACGGAACCGTAAGTAATCCAGGTGATGGCTTAAGTGTTGTATATCCAACAACTGCTATCGTTACTTTAAGTGCAAACTTATCTACACAAGCGGCAGGTACATATTCTATTTATGCACCAGCATCATCTACATTGTTGACAACAACAGCCGTAGCGAGTGGAGCATTCCAACCAGGTATGACACTGAGTGGAACTGGTGTAACTTCTGGTACGACAATTACAGCTCAATTGACAGCGTTTAATGCATCTGTTGTTGCTCCTACATTTGCTAGTGGCGGTGCAGCAGGTCAAAATACTATTGTGCTCAGCGCAGGTACAAGCATTTCAGCAGGTCAATATGTAACTGGAACAGGCGTTCCTCCTGGAACTATTGTTGAATCTATTGCTACTGCGACAGTTACTTTAAGTAATAACTTAACAGTTCAAGCCGCAGGTACTTATACATTCTATTCAATGGCAGCCAGCCAAGCTTATGCAAGCGGTGGCGCAGTTGGTTCTAGCGTGGTTGTATTGGCCGCAGGAACAAACTTTGCAGTAGGTCAAATATTTACAGGAATTGGAGTTCCAAATAGCACAATTATTACTGTGATTAACGGATCTACAATTACTTTAAACAAGGCATTTACTGTACAAGCTTCAGGACAATATTCAGCTCAAGCTCCAGCGGCCAATGGTGTTTATCAATTAAGCACAAACCAAGGTACTGTATCTGGAACTGTAACTGGAACAACAACATATGCGGCGCAGACTTGGTTGATTCAGCAAGTTCCAACAACCACAACAATGGTTTTACCAATTCAATTGGTAAGCGGTGCAACACTGACATCTACTCCTACGGCTACATATTGGGCCGCGAATCAATGGGTTGGTAAGTTTGTTTACTATCAGGCTAGTCTGCCATCCATCAGTGCGATTGCTGCGGCTACAAGCTCAACCATTGCTGGTTTGACTCAATACTCTGCTGTGATTACTTTTGCTTCTGCTCACGGGTTAAAGCAAGGTGATGTAATTATTATTTCTGGATCAAGCCCAACTACTTATAACGGTATTTGGTCTGTTTCTATTCCAGCAACTAATCCAACAACAACTGCATCAATTACATTCGGTACTACTACTCCTGGTTCTTATGTGTCTGGCGCATCGGCAGTATCTCCATATACAGGACGTATTACATCTAATACAACAAGTGCAATTACATTTGGTGATGTAGTAACTGGACAACCTTTAGCTAATGCTCCTGCATCTGGAAACAGCTATCAGATTGGATTGATTGATCGTGGTCAATTGCTACCTGCAACACTACTGTTAAATTCATCTGCAACTTGTTTGGTTGAGTTGATTTCTAGTACACCTACTAATCAGTTGTCATTGCAAAATGCAAGCTTTGTTGCTTTGAATACGTTGGGTTCATATAACTCATTTGCAGAACAAGATTTAAGTGCAATTCAATGTACTGGTGGCGAGGTTGTATATGCATTCTCAACTCCTCCTAATGGTTTGCAACAGCTTGATTTGGGTAACTTCTTTCCTGTATTAACAAACGTAAGAGGTAACGTAGCTGACATTTTGACGGTTGCGGTTACATCTTCTGCGGGTGCTACGGTTCAAGTGAACGTAGTTGCTCAAGAGGCAATGGCGTAATGAGCGGGGCTTGGACTCGTAAAGAAGGCAAGAATCCCAGTGGTGGATTAAATGCCAAAGGGCGAGCCAGTCTCAAGGCAGAGGGGCATAACATTAAGCCTCCTCAGCCTGAAGGCGGATCACGCAAGAAATCATTTTGTGCCCGCATGGAAGGAATGAAGAGGGAGCTAACTGGATCTGAAACAGCAAAAGATCCAGATAGCCGCATCAATAAAAGCCTAAGAAAGTGGAAGTGTTAACATGGATGCGATGGTTGTATGGAATGCTATATTGTCTTTAGTCATAGGGATAATTGGTTTCTTTGTAAAAGACAAACTTGCAGAAGTCAAAAGAATTGATATTCTGTTGAACAAAACCAGAGAGGAGATTGCTCGTGAATATGTCACCAATGCAGAAGTTAATCGAATTACAGACCACATTGACCAACGCTTTAACAAGCTTGAAGAAAAAATTGATCTCCTTATTCGTCAAAGAGGCTGACAAGGATGCCAAGTAGTAGTAAGAAACAACATGACTTTATGGAAGCAATAGCCCATAATAAGGCTTTTGCAAAGAAGGTGCACGTTCCACAATCCGTGGGTCGTGATTTTGCGGAAGCCGATAAAGGCAAACATTTTAAAAGAGGTGGTGATATGGCAATGAATCCTAAAGCGGCTATGGCAATGTCCGCATTAATGAAAGCAAGTAGAAATCGTCCAAAGCCTATGGCAGCTCCTGCTCCTGTGGCTGCTCCAGGTGGTATGCCTCCTGGCGCTATGGGTGCTCCTGGAATGGCACATGGTGGTTTGACAAAGACTCACCATAAGCATTTAGCTCATCACCATTTGGCGATGGCTGAGCACCATATGCATATGCATAAGGGCGGTGAGATGCATGAGCCACATACAAAAGACATGGGCGAAAAGGCTTTGAAACACGGCGGTAAAGCTAAGCATCATTATGCTAAAGGCGGTCATGTTCCTGGTCAATACCCATTGGGTGAAAAGATGGAAAAAGTTAAAGCTGGTGGAAACAAAGGACACGGCGAACACTCTATCCAAGAACGTGGACATACTCGTGCTCTTCAGGAAAAGATGAAGGGTAATACAGTAGGTGACGGCCCAATCGTTAATGCTAAAAAGCATGGCGGTAAGATTCATCATAAGAAATAAGGATTTATTATGAAACACGAACATCACGAACACCACACAGAACATAAACACATGGTTCACCATTTAAAGGAGCATGAAGCCAATGGTCACGTTCATCACCATCACCACTATGGTCATCATGCTGCTGGTCATGTAAAGCATCACGAAGTTGTTGAGCATTTACATAAGCATCAGGAAAGCATGTGCCACGGCGGTAAAGCTTAAGGATTTATCATGGCTGAAAAATGGATTCAACACGCAATCAAAAGAGCTGGTGCATTGCATGAGCAGTTGGGCGTACCAAAAGGTGAAAAGATTCCAGCCAAGAAACTTGCTAAAGCAGCTAAGAAACCTGGCAAGCTAGGTCAAAGAGCACGTTTAGCAGAAACCTTAAAGGGGATGCACAAATGATGGCAAGTCGTGGTATGGGGGATATGAATCCCTCAAAGATGCCCAAAGGAAAGATGAAGAAACGCCGTGACAATACTGACTTTGAGCAGTATAAGAAGGGCGGAATGGCTAATCATCCTGGACTTTATGCCAACATCCATGCAAAGCAGGAGAGGATAGCAGAGGGTTCTGGCGAGCATATGCGCAAGCCAGGATCTAAAGGTGCTCCATCAAAAGCAGACTTTATTAAATCCGCTAAAACGAGGAAAAAGAAATGATTCAAATTAGCAAAGAAGATGCGGCTTTTATTCTTAATGAATTGAACCAAAGAGCACAACATCAGATTAATTCTTGGGGCGCTATTAGCGAAGATTTGCAAGGAGTTATCAATGACTTGGATGCACAGATTTACCCAGTTCAAGATGCGATTGAAGAAGCTCCGCAGGAGGCGGTAGCAGCATTTATGGATGATGTGCCACATGAACAATTTGATGAAGATACTGAAACAAATAGCTCCGTGGATGATAGTGTTGATAATACTGTTGTTGCCGTGGCTTCTGACGAATCTGTTGCAGATACCTCTGTCGAATCAGCCTCACCTGCTGTAGAACAGCCTAGTGCATAATGTCTATCAATGCTGGAACTACTACAGGCACGACAGCCTTTGACCTTGACTTCGCTGAAATAGCAGAGGAGGCTTGGGAGAGGGCTGGTCGTGAAATGCGTTCTGGCTATGATTTGCGCACTGCTCGCAGATCAATGAACCTGATGACCATCGAGTGGCAGAATCGTGGCATCAATATGTGGACAATAGACCAGGGTGTGATTACCATGCAACAGGGTCTAAACACTTATCCACTGCCAACAGATACGATTGATTTGTTAGATCATGTGGTTCGTACAAATGCAAATAGCACAACCAACCAAGCTGATCTGACTATTACCCGTATCAGTGTTTCTACCTATGCGACTATTCCTAACAAGCTTACTCAATCTCGTCCTATCCAGGTTTGGGTACAAAGGATGTCGGGAGAAACCGCTTTCACAACGATTCAAACGGCGGCAGCAGTAGCGGCAACCGACACCACAATAACGCTTTCTAGCACCGTAGGATTGGCTGCAAATGGCTATATCCAATTAGGTTCTGTAAGCGGTGAAGTTATTTATTATTCATACATTTCTGGTAACACTTTACAAAATTGCTTTAGGGCACAAAACAATACCACGGCACAGTCGTATGTAATAGGTGCTGCGGTCTATGTTCCTAAACTACCAGCGATAACAGTATGGCCAACACCAGACGGAACTACTACATATACCTTTGCATATTGGCGTTTACGGCGTGTGCAGGATGCGGGCGCAGGGCCGAATGTCCAAGATATGAACTTCAGATTCTTGCCAGCCGTAGCTGCGGGATTGGCGTACCACATTTCAATGAAAGTCCCAGAATTGATGCCTCGTATCCAAATGCTCAAGCAAGCTTATGATGAGCAGTTTGACATAGCTGCGGGCGAGGACAGGGAGAAGGCGGCAATTAGGTTTGTGCCTAGACAACAGTTTATTGGATCAGGTAGTCCGTAATGGGTAATCGTTTCGCTTCTGGCAAGTACAGTATTGCCCAGTGCGATAGGTGTGGCTTTAGGTACAAATTAAAACAGTTAAAGTTTGAAGTCATCAAGACCAAGCTTTATCAACTTAAAGTGTGTCCTGAGTGCTGGGATCCAGATCATCCACAACTTCAATTGGGTATGTACCCAGTTGATGATCCACAGGCAGTTCGTCAGCCAAGAACAGATACGACATATGTAACGTCAGGATTAGATTCTTTAGGATTTCCGTCAGGCGGTTCTAGGGATACGCAGTGGGGTTGGAACCCTATTGGTGGGTCACAAGAGTTTTACGGTCAGTTCAATCCTCCGCTACTCACACCCAACAATTTAGTTACCACAACTGCGGTCGGTACAGTTACAATTTCTATATCTTAAAGGAGCTAAAAATGGCTAAGCATGATGACATTAAAGAAGATAAAAAGCTAATCAAAAAAGCTTTTGGTATGCATGATAAACAAGAACACAAAGGCGAGAAAACTGATCTGAGCAAACTCAAAAAGGGTGGCAAGATTAAGAAGTACGCCAAAGGCGGATTAGCTGGTGTTAGTCAAGACAGCATGAAAGCCGAAGGACGTAATCTAGCAAGAGCTGGTTATCAGCGTGGAGGCTAATATGAAAGCAAAGAAATTTCCTGTTGACAAGAAAGACAGTCCAGCAATTGTTAAAGCCAAGGGTATTACCAATGGCTATGCTGATGAGTATGCAAAACCCCATACTATGAAGAACAAGCCAGTGACTACCAGAAGTATTGATTCTGATAGTGACTTGCCTGATCACATTGGCTTGGAAGTAAAGATGCCTACTCGCAAGAACTGGACTCCTTTGAATGGAACTGTATCCATTGGCAACAACCATGAGGTTAAAACTTCTGGTGAGAAGATGCGTGGTGCTGGTGCTGCTGAGCGTGGCATTATGTCCAGAGGCCCGCTTGCATGAACTATAGTCAGCTCGTCAACGAAGTCAATTCGTATTTGGAATATACATTTCCTACGGTTGACATGAATACGTTTATTACGCAAACGGAGCAAAGGGTTTTCAACTCTATTTTGTTTCCGTCTTTGCGTAAGAATGTGACGGGCAATGTGACTGCTGGTAATGCATACTTGTCTTGCCCCAATGATTTTTTAGCTCCTTATTCATTGGCGGTATTTTCAAGTGTGACAACTACTGGCACTGGATCAGTCAGCACAAATACCATTACTGTTGCATCCAACACAGGTATATTTGCGGGACAAAGTGTAAGCGGTACAAACATTGGTAATCAATGTGTAGTGCTTAGTGTAAGTGGCACTACGATTACTTTATCTCAGAATAACATTGGTGCAGTATCTGGAAACATTGTTTTCCAAACGGATTACTTATATCTATTGAATAAAGATGTAAACTTTATTCGTGAGTGCTATCCGACTTCGAGCTATCAAAATAAACCAAAGCACTATGCGTTATTTGGCCCTCAGAGTTCAGCACCTTTGTATCTTAGCTTTATGCTTGGGCCGACTCCTGATCAAGCATATTCAACTGAGTTACATTATTTTTATTACCCTGACAGTATTATTCAGGCTCAAATTACTGCGTTGGGTTCTATTACTTCTGGAGGATCAGGATATGTCTCTGGAACTTATTACAACGTACCTTTTAGTGGCGGTACTGGTACTTACGCTTATGGATCGGTTGTTGTTACGGCTGGTGTAGTAACGTCTGTTACTTTAACTTCAGGCGGTACAGGATATGTGGTTGGGGATTCTTTGACCATATCTAATACATATCTTGGCGGAACAGGTTTAGGATTTACTGTACCCGTATCTACGATCACAAGCGCAACAGGACAGTCCTGGCTTGGTAATAATTTTGATTCAGTCCTTTTGTATGGATGTTTGGTAGAAGCCTACACATATCAAAAGGGCGATAAGGATTTAATTGCCTTTTACGATAATAAGTACAAGGAAGCATTGGCTATTGCAAAACGCCTGGGAGATGGATTGGAGCGACAAGACGCTTACCGTTCTGGGCAAACTAGGATTCAACCCGTACCATGAGTATAGTTCAAGGACAAACGACAAGCTTTAAATACCAGCTCTACACGGGCGGGGTATTTAACTTGTCTACAGATTCTATATACATGGCTTTGTATAACGGTAATGCCAATCTTAATTTATCTACAACGGCTTATTCCAGTACCAATGAAATCATTGGGACGGGATATACGGCTGGCGGTAAATTAATGACGGGCATTGCTTTTAACTACGATGCAGTTAACAGTATTGCATATATCAATTGGAATAATGTGGTTTGGAGTCCTGCTGCTTTTACCGCCAGGTGTGCTTTGGTCTATGATGCTACGGCAAGTAACGCATCTATTTGTGTGATTGATTTTGGTTCAAATAAGACCTGTTCAAACACATTTACAGTTACAATGCCAAGTAATAGTTCGTCAACTGCATTGATTAGGAGTTCATAATGTTTGTTACATGGACACCAGTTACCAATAGTCAAACTCCAAATTGGACGCAGATTCCTAATTCACAGACTCCTGCGTGGACGCAGATTCCTACCTCTTAGGAAATTAGATGACTATTAATTACACAACACTACTCGGCTTAGCATTACCAGTCACAGGTACTGAATCAGGTACTTGGGGTGATGACGTATCGCTTGGTATTACTCAGTATGTAGATGCCGCTCTTGCGGGCACGAACAATATCACCAATGATTCAGACATTACTTTAACCATTACTAATGGTAGTAGCTCTGGATCTAATATTGTTGCTTCGCCCAATTCAACGACTGCGCAGTATATGCAATTACTCTGCACAGGCGCACGGACGGCAAACAGGAATATCAATGCTCCCAATTCATCTAAGATGTACATTGTTAACAATGCTACAACGGGTGGATATTCAATTACGCTTCGTGGAACAACTGGCCCGACAACGGGTGTAACAGTTATCAACGGAGAGAAGTGCGTTGTTTACTGGAGCACAGTAGCCAATGACTTTATCAAGATTACTTCTTCTGTTGTTTCAAACTTAACAGGTATTTTGCCTTTAGCTAACGGCGGCACTAATGCTAACTTAACGGCAAGCAACGGCGGTATAGTTTATTCAAACGCCAGTCAGATGCAGATTCTTTCTGGCACTGCTACGGCGAACCAGATCATTCTTTCAGGATCAAGCACTACCCCATCTTGGAGTACGGCTACATATCCTGCGACTACAACAATCAATCAGTTGTTGTATTCATCTGCATCTAATACGATTACAGGTCTTGCTACTGTAGCCGCTGCGGTTTTAACAACAGTATCTAGCGTACCTACATGGGCGAATCAGCTTAGCTTAGCCCTTGGTGGAACGAACGCAAACTTAACCGCATCTGCTGGAGCAATTGCTTATTCAGGCGCATCAGCCCTGGCATTGAATACGGCAGGTACTTCAGGTCAAGCTCTGCTATCAGGCGGAACAGGTGCTCCTACATTTGGTACTTTAGGTCTTACCTATGGTGGAACTAATGCCACGTTGACCGCAAGTAATGGTGGTATTGTTTACTCTACCGCTAGTGCTTTGGGTATATTGTCTGGAACTGCTACGGCGGGACAGTTGCTTGCATCAGGTTCAAGCACAACTCCTGCCTGGACAACATCTACATTCCCTACGTCAACGGTAGCTATCAACTCGCTTTTGTATGCATCTTCTGCTAATACATGGGCGGCATTGGCTACGGCTAACTCCTCAGTATTGACAACCAATTCAAGCGGTGTACCCACATGGGCTACTCTTGCAAGTATTGGAGTTACATCCATTTCATTTGGAACCACAGGACTTACGCCTAACACGGCTACTGGTGGTGCAATTACTGTAGCGGGTACATTGATTACTTCAAACGGCGGTACAGGTTTAACTACTTATACGGCTGGTGATATCACTTACTATGCGACAGGTACTGCGTTATCCAAGCTTGGTATTGGTACTTCAGGCTACTTATTAACATCAACTGGCAGTGCTCCGCAGTGGACTCAAACCCTCGGTGTTGCGAACGGTGGTACAGGTTTAAATACTTTGGCTACAGGATCTTTGGTTTACGGAGCTGGAACCAGTGCGTTCAGTACGTTGGCTATAGGTACTGCGGGTCAGATTTTGACAGTTAATCCAGGAGCTACTGCGCCCCAATGGACAAGCCTTACAAGCGTAGCGGTAAGTTCAATCAGCTTTGGTACAACAGGATTAACGCCGTCTACTGCCACGAACGGAGCTGTGACTGTTGCTGGAACACTAGCATTAGCAAGCGGAGGTACTGGCGCAACTACGGTATCTGGGGCACAATCAAATCTTCAAGTCGATCCCGCAGGAACGGCGGTCGCTTTAGCCATTGCATTAGGATAAAAAAATGAGTAATGTATTTACACGCTATGTTCAGAAAAATGTGGGAACTTCTGCGGTTACTCTTGTTACCGCATCTGCCGTAACGCAAACCACAGTTATCGGGGCAACAATCTGTAACACCACATCTAGCCCGATCACGGCTTCTTTGTTTGTAAACTCATCGTTTACAGCAACAGGTGCGACAAGCGGTGCATCCACAACACTAACTATTACTGCGGTATCAAGTGGCTTGATCGTACCTAACCAGGTCATCACAGGCACAGGTATATCGGGTACAGTAACGATTGTGAATCAGTTAACCTCTACAGGTACTGCGGCAGCTACGATTGCTTTCTCAAGCGGTGGCGCATCAGGTGCAAATACAGTTACCTTGGCTAACGTAACGGGCGTACAGATTGGACAATTGGTATCAGGTACTAACCTACCAACTGCATCTACAGTATTGGCAATTAATACAACTACCAATACAGTAACGTTATCTAATAACTTTACGGGTCAGGCATCTGGTAACTATAGTTTCTACGCAATTGGCGGAGTAGGAACATACACCATGTCTTCTGCTCAGACTATATCTAGCACAACAATTACAAGCAACACCAGTTATTACATTGTTTCTTCTGCGACTGTTCCAGTAGGCGGAGCATTGGCTTTGTTTGGCGGAGACGGTAAATTGGTGTTAAATACAAACGATTCAGTTCAGGCGGCAATGGGTACTGCGACCTCCGCAGATGTGATACTGTCAGTTTTACAAATTTCATAATATGAGTTACGTTGGCAATACTGTTCAGAACCAAGGCTTTACACCTGCTGTAGACTTCTTCAGCGGGAATGGATCAACTACGGCATTTACTCTGTCACGCCCAGTGGCATCGGTATATCAGATGCTTGTTAACGTAGCTAACGTAGATCAAAACCCTGGGTCAGCGTATACAGTATCTGGTAGTACGATTACATTTAGTTCTGCCCCGCCTTCAGGCACAAACAATATTTGGGTTGAGTACACATCCCTTATCACACAGATCATTGCTCCTAGTCCTGGCACTGTGGGTACAAGTCAGTTGGCATCATCTACTGGCTCAGGTTCTGTGGTATTAGGGACAAGCCCGACCATAACTTCACCGACTATCAGCGGCGGTACGATTAGTAACTTAGCGGGTAACTTAACTTTTGCATCTGGTACTAATGGAATAGTATTTAACAATAGTAGTGCTCTTACAAATAGTACGCTTAATGACTATGAGACAGGGACTTGGACACCTACTTTAACCGCAGGTACTGGAAGTTTTACTTTGTCAACAACTTCTGGAAGTTACACCAAAATAGGTAATATGGTAACTGTAAATATGCTTATTAATTTTGCATCTACTTCAAGTGCCTCTAATGTAACTATTACAAACCTTCCTTTTTCTCAAGCAAGCGGAAATAATTCTTCTGGAATATTAAGAGAAAATGCGATTACAGGATATTTTTGGGGATTAAGTGCAGGATCAGGAACTTCTATTATTTTTTGGAGGTACGACAATAGCAATACTCTTCCTTCTGGAACTCCACACTTTACTGGTTCATTTACATACGTTGCAACATTTTAAGGAGTCACAATGACACTCGCATCACGCACAACAATTGACAAAACAGAAGTTTTAGAAGACGGGTCTATCCAGGTACGTCAAGCAGAGATCATCACCAAAGACGGTGTTGAGATTGCAAGAAACTTTAGCCGTTGGGTTAGACACCCAGGGGATACTGCGGCGGCAACAGATCCAACACCCGTACCCGCAATCAGTGCGGCAGTATGGACAACAGAAGTAGTAGCCGCATATCAAGCCGCATTAGCCGCACAGAAACAACCAGGACAATAATATGCCAATCAGTGTCATTGACTCAACAGGTTTAGCCAGTCCGCTTACGGGGCTTAATAATCCCACGGTCGTTGGGAATATGACGTTTAACACAAGTGGATCGGGTGTTATATTTACAAATACTACATCTGGCGTATTAACAAATTCTACACTTAATGATTATGAAACAGGGACTTGGACACCTACTGATGCAAGCGGAGCAGGATTAACATTAACAAATAATTATGCGCATTACACAAAAGTAGGAAATTTAGTAACTGTTACTGCATATATAACATGGCCTTCAACAGTAAATACTGCCGCACCTAGTGTTGGAGGGTTGCCTTTTTCAGGTGTAAATAACGGGTATGCAACTGGAATTGTGAGTACAAATATGAATAATTCAATAATTTGCTTAACAAGATATCAACCTACTGGAACAACTTTTTATGTAAATCCTGCGGCAGGAAATGGAAGTCTTGGCAACAATAATCTTTCAACTGCTTATATTATTTTTACTATGACGTATCAAGCATCATTCTAAGGACACACCGTGTATATAGGAAACCCCGTCTACCAAGTTGCATTTTTAACTGATACATTCAGTGGCGATGCAAGCACGACCGCATTCACAATGTCGGTGGCTCCTGCTAATACATCAAGTGTACTTGTAGCTATTAGTGGTGTAGTACAAGACCCAAGTACATATTCAGTCAATGGTAAGACACTGACCTTTACCGCCGCACCGCCATCGGCAACAGGCAACATATCGGCTAGATACTTAGGTATACCCGCATCCAATGTAACAACAACGGCGTACAGGACGGTAACAGAATTTACTGCCACGGCGAGCCAAACCACATTCACACCACCATCTTATACAGTTGGATTTATCAACGTATACAGAAACGGCGTAAGACTTGGATCAGCAGACTACACGGCATCTAATGGTACGACAGTGGTACTGGCAAGTGGTGCAGCAGCAGGTGACTTAGTAACTACAGAATCATTCTTGGTTAGCTCTGTGCTTAATGCTATACCAAATGCTGCGGCTTCTGTTGGTCAAAGTAATTTAGCATCTGGAGTTGCAGGTACAGGCCCTGCTTTTAGTGCTTATTTAAATACAAATCAATCTATAACTACTTCAACATGGACTAAAGTTCAATGTGCTATTAAAGAATTTGATACCAATAGTAATTATGACAATACCACGAATTATAGATTTACACCATCAATAGCAGGATATTATCAAATTAACGGTGATATTGCATTTGGTGGAAGTTCATTTACTAGAACTATAGTTTCTATTTATAAAAATGGAACAGAATATAAACGTGGTTCTGATTACACGGGTTTATATCAAGGATTAGTGAGTTCTATTGTGTACTTTAATGGCTCTACTGATTATGTAGAGTTATACGGTTATGTCACAGCAACAAGTCCTGGGTATATAGCTTCAGGTACATATTCAACTTGGTTCAACGGCGCAATGGTAAGGAGCGCATAACATGACAAACGCAGTTTATCTAGCAAGCCTTGTCAATTCAAGTGGCAACATAAACATTCCTGTATCTAATGCGGGGATAAACTTTAACAACTCAAGTGCTATTGGTGCATCTACGCTGACTGACTATGAGACAGGTTCTATTACTACTCCTTTAAAAGTTGGTTCTACAAATAATACTGCTTATTACAACAATTACAGTCAATATGTAAAAATAGGTAATATTGTTCATGTAAATATAAATTTTGATACTTATTTGCAAACCTTATCATCTACTGGTGTATTAAGTATAAATTTACCTTTTTCAACAGGTACAAATTATCGAGCAAATGAATATTTTAATTACACTTTAAATTCAACTTCTACAAATTCAGTAGCTGGAATGATTAGTTTAAGTGGGGGTTTAACTAATGTTCCGATTTATACAGATGGAACAGGAGCAACTCAAGTTTCAGCTCCTTTAACATCAACAAGAGTTACTATTCTTACTTATTTTTGTTATCAAGCCAATTTCTAAGGAGTCAACATGACACTCGCATCAACAACCATAATAGATCGCATCGAAGTCCTAGAGAACGGTGTTGTACAAGTACGCCAAGCTCAGGTTATAACAGACTCTGGCAATGAAATAGCTCGTAACTTCTCTAGGTGGGTACTAACCCCTGGTGAAGACGTAAGCACTCAGGATGCCAAAGTAAAGGCTATCTGCGAAGCAGTATGGAGTGCGGATGTAATCTCTGCCTATCAAGCTCAAGTAGCATCACAAGCAAAGGTGTAATATGTTGACTCAAGTCCCCTCTGGGATGCTCCAAACGACAGCACAGTACTACGGCTTTAAGAACCGTATTATTAATGGTGCGATGGTTATTGACCAGAGGAATGCGGGGGCTAGTTCTACTCCTGCGGCTGGTTCTTACACGCTTGATCGTTTTGCGTATCAGGCTACTCAAGCATCAAAGTTTACCATTCAACAAACCCCAAGCACAACAGAAACAGGATACGCAACTCGTATTGCGTCTGGCTTTACAAACTATTTAGCTTGTACTGTTGCTTCTGCTGTTACGGTTGGTGGTGGCGATTATTTATTTTTAGATCAGCGAATTGAAGGATATAACATTGCTGATTTAAATTTTGGAACAGCTTCCGCAAAAACTATAACACTTTCATTTTTGGCGTATAGCTCGTTGACTGGAACTTTTGGTGGTGCAATTACAAACAATGGAAGTTCTAGAAATTATCCTTTTTCATATTCAATTCCTGTAGCAAATACTTGGACACAAATTTCAATAACTATTCCTGGAGATGGTGTTGCAGGGGCTGGTGCTTGGCTAACAAACAACTCAAATGGAATGCAAGTTCTTTGGTCGCTAGGATGCGGTTCTTTGTATACGCAATCGGCTGGGGCATGGACAGGGTCAACTGCATATGGTGCAACTGGTCAAGTAAACGTAGTTGGTACAAGCGGAGCAACCTTCTACATCACAGGCGTTCAACTAGAAGTAGGAACCCAAGCAACATCTTTTGATTATCGTCCTTATGGTACTGAGTTACAGTTGTGTCAGAGGTACTATTTTAGAGCTTTAGATTCTTCAAATCAAGGCGAGGGAGCTTGTGGATCTTTTGTAACTAATGGTGCATATACTTCAACAGGCAAAATATATGGTAGTGTGCCTTTACCAGTTTCAATGAGAGGAAATCCTTCTGTTACATATTCTGGAGTTTTTGCCAATAGTGTAAGCGGTTCTTCTGGTTCATTTTCTTCTGTTCAATCATCTACTGGTGCAGGTAACTGTGTATATTTAGTTATGAATTTCAACATTGGTACTAGTGGTACAGCCAATCAATTTGCATGGATTGATGCTAGTAATACAGCAGGTACTTATTTAGCTTTTTCAGCGGAGTTATGATGTATCAATTACAAAGCATTGATGACAAAAGACCAAATTCTAGAATTGTTCATAATCAAGATTTAAATGTCTGGATTCCAATTTCACCAGACAACACAGACTACCAACAATTCAAAAAAGACTTGGCAAATGGTGTGGAATTAAAAGATGCAGATGGTAATACAATGGATGCGGCACAAGTTGCCACGTTTTTATCAACACTACCATAAGGAATCAAAATGCAAAATGTAACTTTATCTGCTCAGCTCGTTAACCAGATCATGGTATATCTTGGAAACAAACCATTCCAAGAAGTATTCCAAATCATCGAGGCGGTACAAAAAGAAGTACAGGCTCAGCAACCAGTTCCAGAAGTTCCAAAAGCAGAGTAACCATTGACCCGTTTACTCTTATTGCCGCAGCCAGCACCGCCCTCAAGCTTGTTAAGCAGGGATGTGAAATGTTCCGTGAGGGACAGGCTGTGGTTAAAGATGTCATCAAAACTGCCAATGAAGTCAAGGCTATTGGCAAGGAAGTTACAGGCATATTTGGATGGATTGCAAATTTCTTTAATCCGCCAAAGCAGGAAGAAGCTCCTGCACAGGTAAAGAAGAAAAAGAAACAAGCAGAAGAGTTTGATGCTCCTGCCGTTTATGCTGAGATTGGTAAACAGATTACTGCGTTCTTTAAAGCGTACAACACGCTAAAAGATCACATTGCAGAAGAAGAGGAAAAGTCAAGGACGGTCTACGATCCTACGGGGGATCAGACTGAGAAGGCAGTTCAAAGGGTTCTGGCTCTATCTCAAATGGAAGAGATGCAGGTAGAACTAAGGGAGTACATGGTTTACCACGTTCCCCCTGAACTGAAGGATTTGTACACCCGTGTGAACAAGATGATTGGGACGATTGCCAACGAACAGGCAATGGCTAAGCAAGCACAGTTCAGACGAAGGAGGGAGATCGAGGCAGAGAAGAGAGAGGCGGCGGATCGGCTTTGGTTTAGGACGGCATCAACAATAGCAGTAGCAATAGTAGCAATATACTTTATGGGTCTGATGTGGGCAATAAATCAAATGACTGGGGCTATGTAATAACAATTATCATATTGGCGCTACTGTTTGTTCTCATTCTGCCCGTGCTTGGACTTTTGTACATGGATATACGCCAGGAGCGGATACTCATACAGGCAGATGTGAAAAGGATTGAAAAGCTTAAGAAAGAGCTTGAAAAACAAAGAGATAAAGAATGAGAATATGCGCTTTATTGATTTTATTATTAGCGGGGTGTCACGATGAATACCGCTATTACTGCCAAGACCCAGACCATTTCGGCGCTGCTCAGTGCCAGCATCCCCGTTGTGAATTCACCCAAGACTGTCCCGAATACCTTGTAGCCCCAATACTGGAGAAGAAAATTGAAGGAACTACTACTGCTCCTGCTAACCCCCAACAGCAGCCCACGACTAACTGCCGATGAGATAGAAGCCCGTGTCAGGGCTTTTGTTATTGTGATGGTAACTCTCATACTATTTTTTATAGTAGTTACCCTTATTTATAGCGTGATGTTTGTAAGCCAACCTATCAAGGCTATGGCTCCTATAGACCAGGCTTTTACCAAGATGCTCAATGATATCGTCCTATTGATCGTAGGCGGTATCGGTGGTGTTATGACCAAAGGTTTGACCAATGAGGCAACGGCTATGATGAATAACGTCAAGGCTGGTAAGGATGCTTATGTAGCTCCGCCTGTTAAGGAAATATCATTTGTATCTGGATCTGGATGGACTCCACCGCCTCCGCCTAAAACCCCACCTGTCTTGGATGAGGAAGAGCGTGAGCGTATAGCAAACTTAAAAGCTGACTTGAGGTGATATGTTTGGACTACCTAACCCTTATCTTATTTTGGCTTTGCTTTGTGCACTTGGTGGCGTGTATGGTTATGCTCATCATCAAGGATATGAGCAAAGAGTTGAGGAAGACAGAGTGGAAATCGAACGACTCAACACAGAAGCCAGAGCAAAAGAAGTAGAGTTAAGCAAGAAGATTGATATAGCAAATTCAGCCTTAAGGAAAGCCAAAGATGAAGTACAGTCCAAACAAGTTAGTCTTAATGCTCGTGCTGATTCTGGCGAGTTGCGCCTCCCGTCCACCTGTAGCGTACAAGCCAATCCAAATGCCGCCCCTGGCTCCAGAGATTCAGCCCCAGAATCCGACACTGAGCGACAGACTGTTAAAGATCTTATCGCCATCGCAGCAGACGGGGACTCAGCCATCATCCAGCTCAACTCCTGCATCCAACAGTACAACAGCGTCAGGGAAATAATTAACAAGGGTGTTAAATGAACGTAACGGCACAACAATTAAACTTACTCAAGATTGGGTCTGAATGGGTAGAACCTATCAATACTACCCTTGCAGCTTTTGGCATTAACTCCAAAGAAGAGGTTTCTGCCTTTATAGCCCAATGCTCACATGAATCAGGTAACTTTAGACTCCTGGAGGAGAATCTAAACTACAAGGCTGAGACATTGATGAAGCTATGGCCAACCCGTTTCAACACCTCAAATGTGAACGACTACGCACATAATCCACAAAAAATTGCTAATAAAGTCTATTCAGGGCGTATGGGCAACCGTGATGAGGCAAGCGGAGATGGTTATCGTTTCCGTGGCAGAGGGGTTATCCAACTCACGGGGCATGACAATTATTGGCATTGTGGACAAGCTATTAATATGGACTTTGTAGCTCAACCTGATCTGGTGGCTACGCCTATGTACGCCGCCATGTCTGGTGGATGGTTTTGGAAGACGCATGGATGTAATGTTTTGGCAGATCAAAAAGACTGGGTAGCGTTGACCAAGAGGATCAATGGTGGGACAATAGGACTAGAGGATCGCATTGCTTTAACCAACCATGCGGCATCAGTCTTTGCTTAAGAGGAATAGCCGTGCCGTTAAAAGATATTGTTGTCCGTCCTGGGGTTAACAGGGAAAATACCAGATACGCTACTCAGCTATTAGGGGTTAACAATGCGGCTGGATATTTGACGGGATGGTACGAATCTAACTTAGTCCGTTTCCGCCAGGGTATGCCTGAGAGTATAGGCGGATGGGTTCCAGTTGTTACCTCTGCGTTCTTGGGTGTATGCCGTTCTCTTTGGTCTTGGGTTACTTTGTCTTACCTAACCTATATCGGCGTAGGAACAAACCTTAAATTCTATGCTCAGCTTGGTGGTGCTTACTACGATATCACGCCGATCAGATCTGTAGTTACTCTTGGATCCAATCCTTTTACCACAACAAACGGCTCACGGGTGGTAACGGTTACAGATACAAATGGCGGTTATCTTAATAACGACTTTGTATCTTTTAGCGGTGCTACGACTGTAAACGGCATTACGCTGAGTGGTTCATATCAAATTACTGTTGTGGGATTATCTCCTACGACTTATACCGTGACGGCGGCAACGACTGCCAATGCGTCAGGATCAGGCGGTGGATCAGCCGTAGTAGCGACATACCAGATCAATACAGGCCCAGCGCTTACACAAGTTCAGAATGGATGGGGCGCAGGAGCTTGGGGTGGTGGAACATGGGGTAATGGAGCTACTCAATCTATACCACTTCGCTTATGGTCACAGGACAACAACGGACAAGACTTGATATTCAATCCTATTGGTGGCCCAATATATTACTGGTACGGTAGTAATAGTTTGACTACACCCGCCATATCTTTAGCTACTATACCTATCACAACTCAGACGGCAAGCATTACTGCAACATCTACTGCGGTTACTTTGTCTGCTGCGAAC